GCCGTCAATTTTGCTGTAATAGTACAACTCAGTCGCCGTGACCGCTGATGGCGTCGGGAATAGCTCAATTTCGCCTGCCGTAAGCGCATAATAACGCGGAGAGCCAGACGCGTCCCTGCTCTTCATGCGCAGATCGAGCATGTCGCCCTGACTTATAATCTCAAGAGTTGAGTGATTTCCGCCAGACACGCCAAACCGAATAACCTCCAAGAAATCACTTGGCACATCGCTGTATCGCGAGTTGAGGTTGGCATTGCTGCGCTTTTCTTGACGCCAGTGGCGTATCTTGCGCTGCATATCAGCCTCGGCCAACGAAATAAACGTCGGGGTGGCTGTGTCTAGATCGTCGCGGTTGAGAAAGTCAGTGATTGACGTTTTCAGCTCTGCGTATGTTGTGATGCTCACAGCGTACCTGCCCTTGTTCTAAATACTCGGTTTTCGCTGTCGTTCATCCACTTTTTTAAGGCTTTTGGATCGTCAGCTATACCTTTGCGCTTCAGCTCATAGTACACTGAAAGCGGGATCGTGGCCACCTTATTAAGATCGCCATGTTTGTTAGGTGTGTCGTTGTACTGGCGCTTGTTCGCCTCAACGATAGCGGAGACATTCTGCTGTGTCTCAACAACGTATTCACCATTTCCCGTGACGTGCCAGTATTTCGTAATTCCGGTGGCGTCGTCTTGGCTGAAAATTCTTTTCACAGTTACCCTCCTGAAGTGATCGGGGCGACCGAAGCCGCCCCGTCATGACTTATGATGTAGTCAAGTCGAACACACCAGCGTGTGCCTGCTCATTCAAGACCTTCAGTCCAAACTCTGCGATGACCATACGCTTCTCTGCGTCGCCAGTCTTCGCAAGTTCAACTTGCTGGATTGGGCGCAAGAAGCATACAGACGCGTACTCAGGGTCAAGCAGCAGCGCGTCACGCTCACGCATGAAGCGGTTTGGCGTCACAGAAAGTGTACCAAAATCAGATAGATAGACGTCAGCAGCGCCGATGATGGTTGTTGGGCCATCTGAAGGTGCTTGGTAACGCTGAGCCGCAATACCTGCGAAGCCGGATACAACAGTTTTGTTGTGTGGACCGACCATCAAGATTGATGGCTGACCGCCTGCTGTGTACGCCTTTTGCATCGCATCTTTGACCATTGCTTCTGTCAAATCGCGCTGCGTGCCGTCTGTACGCGCATCGGAACCGTCACCAGTTGGTGAAGCACCGCCAGTGCCGAAGTTATCGTTGGTTGCGATCCATGCACCCAAACCGGCAGTTTCGCGTGCAGTTGAAGAGTTGCCAGCAACTTGAGCGTTGTTGTCTGTCAACACAGCCTCGATGTCACGGCGTAGCTCTTTGCCGCGCTTTGCAAGCTGGAAGCTAAGTTCGTCGTTACGGCCAGCCAAATCTTGTGAAGAAAGGTTGTCAGCAACAACAGTTGTGCGGCGAAGAATGTGCGTGTAGTTGCCCACGCGTGTTGTGGCAGATGTTGCATCGAATGATGAAACGTCGTCGCCGTCGATTACAGCCGCTGTAGAAGTTGCTGCAAGTGTGTCTGTCTGCCACTCAAAATACGTGTTGGACACGTTTTCAGAGCCGATGTTTGACTGCACAGGCACTTCTTCTGGGGACACGTTTGAGATGATGTCAGAAAGGCTCTCTCTCACGCCATTGGCTGAAAAAGAGGTGAATGTATTTGCTACGATAGCCATAATGGCCTCCTAAAGTAGAGATTTGATTGCAGCCGCGGCATCATTGACACGGCCACTTTGACGTACGCGCTGTAGCGCTTGTTGTTGCTCGCCCTTTGGTCTCGGCTGTGTCGCTCGGCTTCCGCTTTTCAATGTCTTGGACGCTTGCTGTTTCGGCTTCTGTTTTGCCGTCTTCGCACGCGTTTGTCCGCGATCATATAGCATTGCCTTACGCGCTAGTTTCACAAGCGTTGCATTCGTCAATCCGCTAATGTCTTGCTCACTGAAACCTTCCCGAACCAAGAAATCTTTTAGATCGCCCGCTTCTTTTGTGGCGACTTTTTTGTCACGCCACTCTGGGATAATCTCAGGCAACACTTCACGCTGCTGTTCAACAAATTGCATCTGCATGTGCTGCACCTTTTGCTGGTGTAGCTGCTGCATCCGCTGCTGTTCAGCCTGTACCGCTTGCAGTTGAGCATTGCGCTCTTCGTTCTGCTTACGCCACTGACGTTCTGCCTTCGCTGCCATCGTAGGGTCTGCATCATACAGAGTGTCCCAGTCTGGCTCCTGTTCGACCGATTGCTCTATCCGCTGCTGTAGTGCTGGCAGCATCTGAGCGTATTGGGCACGCTCTCGCTCAATCTCTTCTGCTTGCGTCTCCACCTCACGGGTGCGTTCTGCAAGCGCCTGAGTTTTACGAGTGTAATCTCTCTGCCGGAGTTGTCCGCGTTTTAGCTCTTCAACGGTAATCTCTTCGCCGTCTACATCGACAGTTGCCGACATAAGGTCAAAGGATGCGTCGTCAAACTCTTCAGCTTCGTCCTCTGCTTCGAGTTCGCCTTCATCATATTCTTCAGATTGCTCCTCTGAATATTCTTCCGGCATTTCGGCTTCGTCCATAGATTGCTCTACGGGTTCACCCTCAAGCGCATCAGGCTCTGTCACGTTATCCTCTTGAGGCGCGATCATGGCTCTGATTGCATTTTGTGCGGTGTTCAGATCAGTCCCTAGTGGGTTGCTGGTGTCTGACATGCGTCTACTCCCTATTATGCGCTATTTTGACTTTTTTTCAATAGCTGCATTATCCTGCATTGCACGCAGCTTCTGGCCTACCGCCTGAACGCCGCGCAGTTTCATGTAAATGCCCTCGCGGGCCTCACTATCGCTGGCTGAGGTTGTCTTAAATTCCTCCCAGCAATCCTGCTCGATCTCAGCCATAAAGCGGATGAAATCAGTGTCACGTAGAAGACGGGAAGCCTCGTTCCCGTCGTCAATTATTTGCTGCTTAGACTTCACGCGTAGCATCCTTAATTATGTCGGCCTGCGCCTTCATCACTTCGCGGTCGATCGACATGTCAGACTTGATCTTGGCCACGTTGAGCTGCGTGCCGTACTTGGCCTGCATTTCTTCAGCCTTAACGTATAGCTCAGCCTCAAGCTCGTCGCGCTTGCGATCATCGTCCATAATCATCTTTTCGCGCCCAAGCTGCAACTCTGCCGCCTTCTTCTGCATGTCCGCCTGTATCTGCTGGATTTGCACCTGTATCAACTGCTCGTTGATGTCGGGCTTATCTTGCGCTGGCGGCGGCTGGAATTGTGCTGGGTCTGCCCAGAATTGCGAGGTATCCTTGAAGCCTGCAAGCTCTGTCATTGCTTTCAGAGTGTTGGAGAGCTTGCTGATGTCGGTCAGCGGGTTCTGCGGACCCATCGTCGCCATCGCCTCTTTCTGCATCTCGCCGATCTGTCGGAGCATCATCATGCGCTCAGTGTCGGAACCTCGACCCAAAGCCACGTTAATAGTGACGTCCATATTTGAGTCGAATGCGCGTGGGTCGATCGGCACAAATTCGTTGCTTAATCGGACCATGCGCTCGCGATCTTGGTGCGTCGTAATCAAGTGCAGCACCAGTTGATACATGCGCTTGACGCCGGTCTCAGCAAAGATGCGGGCGATCAGCTCAATGTGCTGCTGCGCTGCGCTTACAGTGGCGTTGACCGCAGTTGCGGTAGATGATTGCAGAGCGCCGGCATCAAGCCCTGCAGACGCCTTTGAGATGCCTGTGCGGGCCTCTTTGACCTGATCCATGTATTGCAGGACCGGAAACGCCTCGCGACCGACAAATGGCATGGACAGTGGCTGCACCTGACCGGCAGAGCGCTGTCGGATAATCGCGCCGACTTCCGTTGACATAACGTCATCCATGTTGACCATACCCTCGGTCACAGCAATGCGTGGGTGAATGGACATCGCCAAGCTGTCAAGCGTGTTGCGCATGATGGAAGACTTGATGCGCTGAATGTCCATGACTGTCTCAGCGACGGAATGCCCGAAGAAATCATGAGCTTCAGGATCGGGGCACATTGTGGCAAACGGTGCCATTGTGCATGGCTCATTCATTAGGATTTTGTTGCCGTCGCCTGCTGTGCAAATTTTGCGCAGTTCAGCAATGCCGTCGCCATCATAATCGACCTTGATGTAGTTCTCGACGTAGAGAACCTTTTTCATCGCAGGATCGTTGCGCTCATTCATCTCGTTAGACAGCGCCTTGTTGCGCGTGTAGCGCTCGACGTTGGTTGACATGTCTTCGTGCGCTGAGCCTAGCTTTGACACCTCGTCGAAGTCGTAACCCATTGCAACAAGCTCTGAGACGGTGACAATGCGACGGTGTGCAACGTAGTCAGCCTGCTCGACCGACTTAGCTTCGCGAGAAATCAGAAACTCTTCCGGCGGGACAGCCTCGACCTTCACACGACCGTCTGGGTGCGTGTATGTGGCGCGAACGGAATGCTCCATCGGAGGCTCAATGATCATGCCGGTCATTTCGTCCATCATTGGCTCGCCGACAGGCGTGGACGCCGTAATCTCGATTTCGACATCTGGGTCAGACATCAGCGCGTTAAGAGACGCGTCATCGAGGCCGCTCATGTCGTACGTCTCAAACTTAGTCTGGTCATCCCAGTAGACTTTGATGATGCCAACCTTACGAACTAGTGCATCCATAAACGCGCTGTGCATTTCGAGGAAACCGTTATTATCGCGATTTATGATGAAGTTGGCGTAGTCTGTGGCCTGTGCAGCGCTTGCAACGTCCTCTGGACCCTGCGGGACAAACTCAACAGTGCGATCTGTGCCGTGAAAGATACGCATCAAGGACGGCATAATGGCCTGTACGGTATCGCGTACGTCCATTGAGACAACTTGGCTGCGGCCTTCCTCTTCATTGCCGAACGGATCGCCGCGATAATACTGCGTCGCCGTTGCGCGCATCGGGCTGATCCAGTTGTCGATGTAGTCGATTGCGTCTTCAATCTCCTTGCCGACGATGCCTTGCAGCTCGTCGTCCTTCATCACGTCTGGGTTTAGCTCTTCTTCGAGCACCGACATCATCTGGTTGATTTCATAGTCCATTTATTGGTTCCTTTGTCGGTCTACTCGTTGAAAGCGCGCCAGTATTCTGTAAATTCGTCAATCTCATCTACCATCTGCCGATCCGCTTCTGATACGATGTTTCCGTGAGACATCAAGAACGATCTCTGGTCTGATGCTGCTGCGCTTGGCTTAACACCGTCAAGCAAACCGCGACGCATATTAAAGAAATCTCTAAATGTAAGGGCTGCTGGAACCTGCACCGGCAAGCTGCCGTCATATTCACCAGCTATGGCCGTTGGATACACTGGGTGCGCCGCCTTGGCAGACAGCCCCTTGCTGAGGTCCGGAGAGCCTAAATTTAGGCCAGTGTCAAAGGGATTGGCGTACAACAGGTCAGGATCAGTCTGTGCCAAACGCATCTCGCCAATAGGTATACCAGCGTCGCGGAATTTTGCGCTATCTAATGCCTGCCAAATAGCGCGACGATTTGAGCCGTTCATATTGCCGATGTACTCGTCAACACCATCCAAGAGGCCGCGCGTATTGCGGCGCGTGTCGCCGCCAGAGATCAAATCTTCGTACGGGAAATCTTTATCGGTAAAGTCCTTAGACGCCTTTAGTTTATCCGCCAAAAGCTCACGCATTTTTGGATCAACATCGACGTCTCGAATGTAGTCTCTGATCAGCTCGTTTGTGGCAAAGTCTGATGACTGTGCGCCCATAGACGTGTAAATCATGCGAGGGGTAAGGCCATCTTGTGATGCCCTATTCAAAGATGCGAGCAGTGGCTTTGTGACATTTTCGTCAGATGCCCATATCTCTTTATTCAAGCTGTCACGCAAGAAGCCAGAACCGCCGAACAAACTGTGCGGGCTTCTTAACTTCCTATCGGAATAACCTAATATGTCTCGATCCGCGACAACACGGTCCCCGAACGCCGCAATAAGCCCATCGCCCAGCTTGATGGTGGTGTCCTTGCGGGGGTTGGCTTCACCACGCGTGCGGCTGTCTACAACCTGCTCTTCGACGGGCGTGTTCATACGCACGTTCGATGCAGGGTGATTGTACGTCAGTCCGGTCTTTTTATCAGGCTTAATGTTGCTAATCCGATTGCCAGCAGCGTCAAATTGAGACGCGAGCGCTTTGAGCGCTTCTGGCTTGGCACGTCCGCGCTCATCACGCAGGCCAATGTTAGCCTCAAGGCGAGAAATATCTTTCGGGTCATAACCACGCACAGGTTTTCTGGGTATGTCAGCGCTCAAGCTGCGAGCCTCGCCGCTACGCTGGAACACTTCGCCGATGCCCTCGATGTCGCCAGACGCGATTGAGCGGCCAAGGCCGATTGCGTCCGCTGTACGAGCGCCAACATCTACGTTGCCCGCAGCACGGACAGCGGCGCGGGTGCCGCTGGCAGCAGGTATCACGCCAGTCATCGCAAATAGGTCGCCGGTGTAGGCGTCATTCGCGGCACGGATTTGCTCCATCGTCGCGCTCTTCAGCTCAACGCCTTCTGGCAGGTATCCCGCAGCACCTTTGGCTGCGCGGCCTGTTGACTGTGCTACATCCGTTATAACACCCTTTGCGGTGCCGATTGCGGTGCCGATCGGGTCGGAAAGCAAGTCTTTCGCGCCCTCAAGCATGCCGGAGCCGATCTGCTTGGCAACGCCTTTAGGGTTCTCGAACAATTCGTCCTTAAAACGCTCGCCGGCGCTTCGGTATCCGTCCTCGATGCCGATCACGTTGTCCAATATCGAGTAGCCGATGTTTCCGGCGTCGCGGATCGGGCCGCGCAGGTTTGGCGGGATGTAGCGTTCTAAAAGCATCAGTCTAACAACCCCCGTGGCCTTCTGCGTGGTCGCAGTGACGTCAAAGTGCCAAGATTGTCAGGCAAAGTCGATCCAAAGATGTCCTTGTAGTCTTGCTTTAGCTTTGTCGAGTATTCACGCGCCTCACGGGTATCCATGTTGGCAGCAGAAGAACCCGCGTCGACGTAGCCCTTAACGCCCGCGTTGTACGCAGTCAGGGAGCCTTCGGTGTCGTTGTCAAACACGTCCATCAGCTCACGCAGGTAAGGACGGCCAACAGCCATGTTGAGGTCTGGGTTTTTTAGGAGCTGGATCGCCATGCTCTTGGTCTCGTCTTCCGGCTCGATCTCAAAACCGGCATCGCGCGCAACGTCGAATATGCTCGGCACGTTGCGGCGTGGGGATTGCATGAAGTCTTTTGGCATGATGCCCATAAGGCCCACAGCGCCACCATCAGAAATAGCATCGGCGCGTCCGCTGCTCTCGCGACGGATCAATGCCTCAACAAGTTTGTCGAAAGTAAGTAAGTCATCCATGAGTTAGTACCTCATTTGTATATAAAAGTACCGTTTCCGAGACGATCGCGCGTCGAGTTGTGAATACCCTGATTAGCAATACGGATCAGCTCTTCCATTGACATTGCCTCAATTGGCAGCGGACCAGAAACCGGAGACGTTGCAACAGGTTCGAACTGGTAAGATGCCGGTTCGAATTCGGTTCCGCTAAAATCGCGCCGCGGGGCGCTGACGCTTGTGCCACTCGCGATATGCGGTGTCGTGGCGGCAAGTGCCTGTGCCTCGGCCATGCGCTCATCATAGCCGAGCGGATTTACACCAAGCATTTTCGCCAAGACAGAGTACCCGCCTGCGCCTTGAAAACTGTTGCCGCTGTACCCCATTCCGCCGCCGTCACGAATATCTTGAAAAAATCTGTAGTCTTTCGTGCCGCGCGTCGGCTGGCGATAACCCCGCTGCTGCATTTGCGCAGCGCGTGTTGGCGCTGGGGCGTTGGCTCTGGCCTCCGCCTGCCTCGCGTGATAACCTGCGGGCGCAATATTCATAGCGTTGGCCAATGCGCTCAGGGGTCCACCGCCCTTGAAGGTGTCGCCGACCGCGTTCCTGCCGCCGCCGTCGAACATGTCGCGACCGTCCTTAAAACCCAACGCCTGCGCTAAGCCGCGCGGTTTTTTCTTTTCCTCAGCCATACCAGCTCCACATGTGTAACTTAATCAGCATAATACACTATTTTTCGCGCAAAGAAACCCCACGCGTAGGGAACACGCGTGGGGTCGAGACGGTGGGACGTCTCAGCGGATCGGGAGGGTACCGCAGGGTCTGATTAACATTATTTTACGGATAGGGCAAATTAGCTATTGTATGTCTGATGTGT